GAGGAAGTAGTCTTATAACCCCGGCCGAGAAGTCGCGATGTTCAAACGCGACCCCAAAGCCGTCCACATATGGAGATTCTTTCACATATATAGAGTAGGAAGGTAAGACGCGATCACCAGGAAGCAGACCTCGGAAAAGTCTGCGATTCTTCTTGGTGTACGTCTCAAAGGTATATCCACCATAACCACGGTTGTTTATACCGTGATACTGATGGGCGACTAAGACATTCTGATCTTCCGAGATCAGGTGTCCGTCTCCGTAGCCATCTGGGCCCCACAAGATCATCGTGGGGTCAAGGTAGCTGAGGATAATGTCGCATAACTCAGTGTCATACTCGCGCTTACAGAAATTGTAAAAACTGAAAGCGCTTTCGCCACTGAGACTATCGCGAAGATAGTAAGGACGTATATTGATTCCCGATAAGTAATCCGCTCCGCAGGATTCACGGAAGGGTCCGGAGGCAAATGATTTCTTGGTATTAACCTTGAAACCACAAGCTGTAAGGACCTCTACGAGTAACTCGTAGCGGTGCGTGGGTACGATGATATCATCACCGTAAACAGAAACGGTATCGCATTCTTCTTTCGATTCGCATACTCCCTGGGCCAAGGCCCAGAAGATAAGCGTCTCTAGAGGGAATGTGTAGCCGTTACCCATCGTCGAGAATTTCTCGAGCTTTATGACAGAATCGGAGTATTCCAATAGGCCAGTACGAAACCGACCTAGGAAGGAACTCCAGTCATGCGGCAAGAGGTGCTCGACGAGTCCGATGGAAATGCAATCGGACGCGCTACTTAGGTCGAGGGTTGCTAACCCTCCCTCGATGCTACCGATCCGGGCAAGTTTTTGATTCCTGCTCTGATCAGTAATATCGACACCAAACCGCTTTAAACGTCGAGCCATATAAGAACCAATCCCTAGCTGAAACATTCCGTTCAGCATAGGTTCAGGTCCAATGGCCCTAAACGTTTTGCGGTCTTTCGGGACGAAGACAAGGCGACCGGGGTGAATTTCCACGGTTACCTGGGTTGACTCTGCATCGGAAAAGTTTATCCATGCAGGCAACTCCTCAAGGCACTCAGATACAAACGCCGAGAGGTCTCCACTACAAGCAAACGGGGCAGCTAGCTTAAATCGAGCTGCTGCCATTCTTTTTGGTACGGTCGTGGTCGAACCAGGCCCGAAACGAACCTTGAGATCTGAAAGGAGGGGCACATCCCCTAAAACGCGGGAAATTTTACGCTGAGCACGAAATAATACGGACTCGACGGCAGGTGTGAATTGGAATCCACCCCTGCTCCAACGTCTGAAGATGTGGTTACTCTCAGCACAAAGCTGTTCCGCTTCTCTGAACGTACTTAATGCATTGATTTCACGGGCTACATCGCAACCCTGATCTCTCCTCTTTTGGAAGAGAGCTAGGATTTGCCGAATGCTTATCGCATCGGATACGGTGAGAACAGTGTAATCAATACTATAGTCGCACAGAGCAAGAAAGTCATTACAATCAATACAATGTTGTAAGTACCCTCTTGCCTCCGAATCGCGAATCCGCGAAAGGAGGAGTGACGAAATTTCTCTGGCAAAGACATTTGTCTCTTCCTCGGAATACACGTCATCCCAGCGCAAGATTTTGCGCATAATTTTACCTCCATAAGAGAGAAAGGACCTATCTACAGGATTGCAGATAGTTTACGTGCTACACCCGTAAGGGTGTATTAACCGACCAGAAATTAGGTCGGGTTAATCAGGCTATCGACCAGTTCGGGTGCCGGACCTGAATACACAGCCGTTGTATCGGTAATCTTACCG